GCGTCGCCGGGGACAAACCCTTTCTGGTAATGGTGCCATGTTGGTCGACCATCGGCCGCCGGCACAACCCCCGCCAGGGTGCCAGCCTGCAGCAGGTGCGGATCCGGGAGTATGTCGAGGTACCCACCGGCAAGTATGGGGTCAGTATCAAGGAACAGATCCGGGTCATCGAGCCGGGTTCCTACGAGGTGCTGCGGCTGACCGGCAGCGCCTGGACGCGGGTGGATGACCAGAGCGGAACGATCTCCCTGGGCGAGATCCCCCTGGCTACGACCTACAGCCAGAAGGAGGGGGTGCTGCTGAGTCGCCCGCCCCTGGAGGACTGCGCCCACCTGAACCTGGCCCATTTCCAGCGACGCAGCGACCTGACCCAGGTGCTGACCATCGCTGGCCAGCCCATCCTCGACATGGTCGGGTGGGAAGGCGACGACGATCCGGACGCCGACGACCTGGACATAGACCTGGATGGCCCCGACGGCGAGATCGGGCTCTCGGTCAACAGCGCTTTGCAGTATCCCATCGGTGGAGGCTCCAAGTACTGCGAGATCACCGGGGCCAGCTGCGAGGCTCACCAGAAAGAACTGGAGGCGCTCAAGGAACAAATCACCCAGCTGGGCATCTCGGTCCTCACTCACCAGCAGACCTTCCAGGAGACGGAAGGGGCCAAGACTCTCGACCGGGCCGAATCGAACAGCATGCTCTCGGTGATCGCCCGAGACCTGGCCGCCACGCTCCAGCAGGTCATGAACTGGTGTGGGCAGTATGTCGGGAAGGAGCCGCCGACTGTCATCATCGACAGTGACTTCGATCACTCGAAGCTCACCCCAGAGGAGGCTGCACTCTATCTCAAGAGCTACATCGACGGCGCCATCGACCTGGCGACCTTCCTGCAGATCTGGCAGACCGGCGAATGGCTGCCGGATGAACTGGACATCGAGGAGCTCGCTGATAAAATCGAAGGAGAACCACCTGAGCCCGAATCTGGGGACCCGGTCCTGGGGGCTCCGCCCTCCGGCCCTGAGGTGCTTGACGAATGAACCCGCAGGTCCTGGTCGTCCGGGATCAGTTCGCTCTACGCAGCCTCTCCAACCAGGCTCTGAGCCGGGTGCTGCCCACCTACGAGCAGGCCGCCTTCCGGATCCTCGAAGAGCTCAAGACGCTCCCAGATGGGCGCTTGGAGCGGCAGCTGCGCCTCAACCAGATCTTGACTGTGATCCGTGCGCAGGTGGCCGCCGTGGGGGACCGGCTCGATGTCGTCCTGCCACCCGCCCAGGCCGAGGCATTTATCCAAGGACTCGCCCAGGCCGACAACTACCTCCAGAGCATCGGGGCGACCCCCACCGCTACGACCTTCACCGAAGGCGCCGGGGTCCGTCTCGGAGGTGTCACGATCACGCAGCAGCAGCTGGTAGCCGTCGCCAGGGATACGGGCTTCCGGACCTTTCCGGGGCTCCTCCGCAAGGCTTCGGGCCAGCCCTACACCATTGGCACGGCGACAGCTGCATTCCAGCAGGGACAGACGAAGCTGATCGAGGCCCGTATTCGGGAGGGGTTCCTCATCTCCAAGTCCACCTCGGAGATCGTGTCTGATGTCCGGGTGGCCATGGCCACAGCCAACCGTCGGCAGGTGGATGCCCTGGTCCGCACCTCGATGGCCCAGGCCAGCCAGACGGCACACGACGCGTTCAACGAGGCCAATGAGGATGCCCTGGGCGACAAGGACGGCAACCGCTACCTATGGGATGCCAGCAACGACGGCCGGCTCTGCCCGGTATGCGCACCGCTGGCTGGCACCCGATACAAGCAACGGAAACAGGCCCCCTGGCCGGCCCACTGGAATGAGCGCTGCCGGATCCTCCCGCTCACCCCCCTGAGCGACGAGCTTGACGCGGTCCCCCAGAGCTTCCTGGAGCAGACCCCGGTACAGTACGACGAGAAGGGGCGCCGGTTGCCCCCGCCCGTTGGCTGGACCGGCGAGAACGCCTACAAGACGCCTCGGAGGATCAACGGCCAACAGTACTGGGTGCGACGGCGTGAAGCCACAGGCAGCACCCCGGGGCACATGCTCCAGGGGGCCAACGACCAGACCGCCCTGGGAGTGCTCGGCACCCGGTCTCGGCTGGCCCGGTTCCGCAAGATGACCGGCCCCGGAGGCAAATACGCCAAAGACCCCCAAGGAGCAGTCGTCGAGCTCCTGCGACCCGGCAGCGTCAAGAAGCCCGCCAAGCCCCCGAAACCCAAGCCCCCGAAGCCCGGGAAGGCCGCTCCGTTGGTTGCGCCCGCCCCGGTAGCCCCGCCGCCGGCTCCGAGGCCTCCCGCGGCGCCCCCGGCGCCCCCGACGGCACAGGACCCCGGGGCCTACTCGTCCACCCGGCCACGCCGCAATGACAAAACCACCGACGACGTGAACCACCGCTACCGCACCTCAGCCAGGAAGACCGTCAAAGCCTGGACCGGCAGGGCATATACACCCATCCGTGCCGCTCAGATTAAAGCTGCGAAGGCGAATGGGAGCAGGCTGACGGCATATGCCCGCAAGATCGCAGACGGGAAGCGGCCCCCCGATGCTGAGCTCCCAAGGCTGATGCGCCTGGCCGACGAGCTCGACGAGTTCATCACCACGGCACCGGTCTACAAGGGTGGCCCCATCTATCGGGGTGTCTCCTACCCCGATCGAGCGGCGTTCATGGAGGATCTGCAGCGGATCCAGGACCGGGAACGGTCCCTGACGATAGAAAGCTGGACGACCGAAGAATCGGTCACCTATCTGTTCTCCAAGTTGTCCCAGGCGGATCTCCATTCGGTGACGTATGTCGTCGAGGACAACCTGCACGGCGTCCCAATCCAGAGCCTTTCGAGGCATGACCGGGAGTATGAGGTGCTCATGCCCACGGGCGTCCGGTACGAGGTAGTACGAATCGAGCAAAACGCTTCACCAGCGAAAAGCTCCTATGGGTACCAGCCCGTGGCCCAGGGGGAGTTCACCCGGGTGGTTCTTCGGCAGGTGCCGGCTGGCCCCCGGTAAGCTCGACGCCGTAATGCTTACACCAGGCTTCGAGATCTTTCGGGGCGTCCGGATCCCGGGGACGCCCGGTGCCGGTGCCGAGCATCAACGGAGCGCCTTTTAGGTCTTTGCGGTTCATTACGCCTGCCCTTCTGTCCCCAGTATAGCACGAGCATACAGCGGACGCACACCACCCTGGCTGCGGATCCGGGTCTCGGCCCCCCGCCTGGAGACGGACTGCCGGATCACGCCGACGGGCTGACCGTCGAGCAGAATCCACCATTCCTGCGACCAGACCGCCTCTGGCGGAGGATCTCGCAGAGGCCCAGCCGGCTCGAAGTAGATGTGGTTGTCCCAGGAACGCATTTCGGCCGGCTCGACCGTGCAGCCGAAGAAAACGGACATGACCTCGGCTCCTGCCTTGAAGAGCTCTTCTGTGATCTCTTCTGTCATCAGCGTCCTTTCCGTTTGGCTACTTTGGCAGCCGCTGCCCGGGCCGCGGCAGCTTCGGCCTGGAGACGGCGCCATCTGGCGGCCTCCGATTCATAACCCGGTTGGCGCATCTCGGCGACGGTCTCCAGGTATCCCGGAGGCCCTGGGATATCTGCCTGTGCCAGGATCTCAGCCCAGTTCATCTTTCTCCTCTGCCAGGGCCACCTCGACCACCGTGGCATAACCGGCAATGTCGTGCCAACTGTCGACTTGCCCGGGGAGCCCGGTGACGATACGGCTGATCTTGGTGGCCAGCATGTCCAAAGCCTCGGCTTCGACCGGCGACAAGAGGTGCCGACGCCCGGTGCTGGCCATGGCTTCCTTGATTCGCTGGGCCAGGGCCCACTGCTCCTTGGCTGGGCCATATTGGGCGCCCCGCTGCGAAAGCGTACGGCAGAGCTCGTCTGGCATTGTGGAGGATATAGTGCTGTGCTATGGTAGCACAGCCCCCCAGCCCCCGTCCGGTGTCTGACGACCTGCCCTTCCTCGATATTGCCGGGAAGTACCCCCTGCTCACCCGTCGCGAGGAGATCCTCCTGGGGCGTCGGATTCAAGCCTGGTTGGCCCACCCAGAACCGGTGCCCCCGAGCGTCGCCAGGTCTGGCCGCCGGGCTCGGGATCGGTTCGTGCTCTGCAACCTGCGCCTGGTGGCTTCGATCGCCCGGTACTACACCCGCCGGCTCGACGGCACTTCCCTGACCTATTCCGACCTGCTCCAGGAGGGGACCATTGGTCTGCAACGGGCGGCCGAGCTCTACAGCCCCACTTGCGGCTACAAGATGTCCACCTATTCCAGCTGGTGGATCCGCCAGTCCATCACCAGGCTTTTGGACCGGAGTCAGGGCACTATCCGCGTCACCAGGACGGCGCACAAGAAGCTCACTGCCTACACCGAGGCTGAGGCCCAGGGGGGCAGCCCGGCCGCCATTCTGGAGAGGGCCGGCCTGGGGCAGCGCGATCATGAGCTCGTCGTCGGTGCCCGCCAGTGCTCCGTGGTCCTCTCGACCGGCGCGATGCGCAACAAGCTGGAGGACGGGGGTGAATTTGAGATGGCCGCCCCGCCTCCCCCCGATTCTGACCCGAGCGGATACCGGGTGCTGCGAGATATCGCGGCGCCCGATCTGGGGTGGATATTGGAGCGGCTGGAGGATGGCGAGAAGGTACCTGCGGCCGATCTACAACGCCTTCGGTTTCGGATTAGCAGACAGGCACAAACACTGTTACAATCTGTGAATTGTCTATCCAGGGGATTGTGCCGTTATAGTCTCCGTGCTTTACTTGTGGAACGGAGACAGACAGGCTCTCCACCGCTAGACCCCCAATGACCGTGCAACCCGCTGACCTGATCAAGCGTTGGACCACCGTCGCCCAACGCGACAATACCCCCGCAGGCGGTTACGGTGTGAAGGTTCACCCAAGCGGCCGGTTCTCGATCGACGGTACCCGTTGCACCGAGGAGGCCGCTTTCGCCCACATCCAGTCCAAGCTCGAAGCCCCCATGACTCAAGCACCCGCCAAACAGACCAAGGAACCCAAGCGTACCGGTTTCGACTGGGACAATCTGAACCAGGCCACCCGAGACCTGTTCTTCCGCATCTGTGAGGAGATCCAAGCTGCCACCGAGGATTACTCGATGCTCGCCGCTGCCCGCCTGGGCACCGACATCAAGATCCCCCTCACCGATGCCCCGCGACTCACGAACCTCAAAAAGGCCGGCGTCCTGGAGACCATCGAAGGCGAGAAGAAGTCCCACAAGATGCTGCGCCTGACCGTTGCGGGTCGGCAGATCTGGAGTCAAGGGCCCAACTGATCCCGCGGGAGCCCTGGCCCTCATCCTCGGCCCCCGGTATATTGCGCCGGGGGTTTTTCTGTGCTTTAATAGTGGAACAGGGGCGAAATGCCCCACTGCATCCACCGCCATGTCCTGCGCCCATCATGCCACCGCCGCCGACTTCACCCGCTGGGAGGAGAAAGCTCGTTCGATGACCGATTATGAGCTCTGGTGGTCTGCCAGGGATGCCCGCCAGGCCGCCGAGTGCATGCGCGGGTGGAACCCCA